CAATAGCTATGTTATTAGTTCCAGTTCCTGCACCTTTACCAACTTTTACACTATTGACTAAAATATCTTGACTAAAAGTTTTTGCTCCTGTTATTGTTTCAGTACCTGCCAAATGAACAACTAAAGAATCGTTAGCTGGAGTATAACCTAATACCTCTGCGATTGTTTTATTCTCCCATAAAGAATTTGAACTATTATAAAATATCCCATCATTGTTTGCTACGCTTGAAATAGCTACATCGTGCAACTCGTTTAATTCGTATCCGTTTTGTATTTTAACCTCAACCACCCCTTGTGTTGGATGGCTTCTTACTACGATACCTACATAAACTAAATGTATTGGAGCAGATGTCTTTGTTGAAGTCCAAGCACCTGCCGTTGTACCACTTAAATAAAGTTGCGTACCTACCGTATATGCTTGAGTATCTAAATCCATTATAGAACCTGCAACAACTACAAATCCGTTGTTATTGTTCGTAATATCAGCTTGAACTACACCATAAGTTTGTGCAGAAGTATTATCAGCGTTAGCCTGTGCCTTTGTTATTGTAGGCAAATTACCTTGACCGCTATTGATATAAACGATTGTACCTTTTGTTAAAGTAGCACCTGTTGAATTATATACCTCTGTAATTAATCTTTTTGCTTCTTGTGCAGTTGATGGGAAAGTAGCCAAGCTACCATCTCCTCTAACATATTGAGCAGTTGTACCTGCAAAATTTAAGGAAATATTACCAGAACTTGTAATTGGAGAACTACTTATAGTTAAAGCATTTGCGCTTGTAGTTAATCCAACCGAAGTAACGGTACCAACAGACCAGCTTCTATTTGCTGATAAATCATAAGTCGTTCCGTTAATAGTTAATGTTCGAGAAGTTGGAACATACCCGCTTAAATCTATAGTAGCCAAAGAACCATCACCTTTTACATACTGACTGCTCGTTCCTGCAAATGCTATATTGATATTCCCAGCACCTGTTACAGGACTTCCTGTAATTGTTAAAGCGGCACTTGATTCTGTAATCCCAATGGAAGTAACACCAAAGTCAAGATGCGATTGCATCCAATCCTCTATTGTTGATATTGTAACCTTATTTGTAGTGGAAGCACCTAATGCCACAATCGGAAGGACATCATTATTCTCAATGGCTGTCCTTTCTACTAACTGACTTATCCTTTTATCGCTCATACTCTTTAAATATAAAATTTATTAATTCCGTTTTCCTGCAACATATAGTAGTCTGTTTCTAATAATATGTATTCATACTCCAATGGAGCAACTTCAGCAAGTATCTTAAATAAACTAACCTGCGACAAAGTGTTTTGTATTGGGTTAAACTTATCTATCTTTTGAAGGTTATAGTAATGATTTCCAACCTTTACAATAGTTCTAAAATCTAAGTCCATTATATCCTGTGGAGTTAAATAGAACTTACCTTCTAATAACCTGCTATTCTTATCCCCAATAGCGCTAATTAGAGGCTCGTAGTAAGCACCAAATAAGTTGGCTGAAGGATATTCCCCGATACTAAAATAAACCTCTTTAGGAGTTCCAAAAAGCAAATCATTAACAGGCTCTATTGGGTCGTTCAAATGCCCTGCATAAGGATAAGCCGAATAAGAAGACGAACCAGCTTCAAAAGTCATAGTCCAATTTGTAGGACAAGGTACTTGTGGTTTCCAATAGGCTATTCTTGCTTTAAAGTTGTCTACTACCTTAACATTATTTTCTACCTTATAAAGGTGTATCATAACCCTTCCAGCCACTTCCTCTCTCATTACAGGTGGTGCAAAGATTACTTTTATTGTTTTAGTATCTAACTGGAAGTCGTTATCTATAATTGTTCTGCTTTCTCCGTAGCCTTCGTTGAACTTTGTTTTGTAAAAGGTACTCCAATAGTCTGCATCGTCTTCAAAAGCAATCCTGTATTCCTTTGCCGTAAGTTCGCTTAATGGAGTAATTACTATATCGCTACTCTGGTCTAATTTATCAGTCCAATCTACCGCCTCGTTTTTAAATGCACGATAAAACAGGGTGTAAGGTACTATTTCTAAAACATTATCCCTTAGCTTATCCTGTGTTATATATAGGTTGTGCATTGTAATAATACTCTTTAAAAAATCCCTTTGCTTCATACTCTTTGGAAGGGTATCAGCTATTTCGATAGTATCACCTTCTTGTATATCTACTGCTATTGGTACAATATTCCCAATTGATATATCTTGATTATTGTTGATAATACGCATATCTAAATTACCTGCAGTAGCTTCGCCTTCTAAAAATACTTCTACATAATCATTTTCTTTAAACTCTGCGTTTACATTCACATCAATATCCCAATTGAAGTAATCGTCAATACTATTGAAATTTATAATTCTTGTTCTTTCAATTACAGGTATTCCGTTTATTGATACTCTCAAAGTCCAATTAGTCTTCCAAGTAGTTGGACCTGCCAATGGTTCAAATCTAAAATTACCTATATAGTGTAAGCCTGTTTTAATAGTCTGCTCTCTGTTCCAAGTAAACTTTATCCCACTATTATTAGTAAACCCATTATTTACAGTGGGTGTAAAATATTGTGGTTCTAAATATGTTGCACCTGTTGCCTCATATTCATAAGAGTCACCATCTGCGTTTAATATTGTTGTAAGCTGCTTAGTTATCCCCTTTTCAGCCGTAATTAAAAGTAGCTTTTTAAAGTATTGAGTATCAAAGAATGGTGCAACTATTTCGAATCCTGCCTCTGCAAACATTCTTTTTAAGATTTCCCTTACAAATATAGCTGGTTTGAAATTCTTTAAAGGGTAACTAATTCCGTCTACACTTAATCCGTAATCAACCAAAGGGTATACATAATTGTCTTGCCCATCTACCCATTGAGTTCTTTCCCAGCTATCTACAATATTAGCATTGTTCCAGATATGCGCATAGTCGCTAAAATCAAGGTCAGCTAAGGTCTTATCCCCTAACTCCTGTATAATATCTCTAAGTCTACCAAATAGATTTGTCTCATAAGTGATACCGCCTTGTGTATTATTTACCTTACTAAGCCTTAAAATTCCATCAAATATTTTAACATTGTCTAAGTAAACCTGCGCCTTAGCCTGTTTTGAAGGGTTAAAGTTCACAAGTATATTAGGGTCTGTACTATAATAGTCGTTATTAATTGAAATATCAAATATATTACCGAACAATTTTTGATTGACAGGTGTAGATGGAAGGATTATTGTTTTAGAATAATTTGTGTTTCGCTTCTCAATGTCGCTAATTTCGGAAATAGAATAAGTAAAGTCCACATCAATATCACCTAATGTGTCTACTTCGTACCCTTCTACAAATAAAGTTGTTGCCATATTATATTGATTGTCTTGTATTTACTAAACCAAATTCAAGGTCGAGTTCCAAGTTAAATAATTTATCACTAATTGATTTCTTCATCTCATAACTATTAGGAGATAGTTTAACAGGAATCCAGCTATTTTCTACAAAGGTATCGTTTACTAAGTTCATATATACCAAAGGACTTGAATAAAGTTGTCTTGCAAGTTCGCTTTGATGGTCTGTTAAGTAATCAGAAGTAATTTTCCACTTTTGCGTTTCCTTTACATAATAAACAGGGTTCAAGTTCTTAACAATATTTGAGGAAGCAATAAACACATCATCCGTGTAGTCCTTCTGGTAGCTTTTACGTTCTATATCAAAAGTTGTTTTGCTAACTAAATCAAAGTTTAAAAAGTCATACGCTCCGTATCTATTTAAGTAAGCCAATCTCATTGGTTCATACTTTCCACATTCTTGGGTATATAGTGTTGCAACATAAGCCACCCTTGCAGAGCCGTTGTTATAATTTAAAGAAACTTCTATTTTATCTACTACTCCATAAGTTAGTGGTGTAACTTTGAAATAAGTAATTGTTTCGGTGGTGTATGATGGTGCCGCTATTACTTGGTCGCTGGTAGTTCCGTTGCTTAGGTATATCTTTAATTTTAGGCTTGTAATCTTCCCATTGTTATAGAAAGCAAACACTTGCGAATCGCTACTCCTTAACTTAATTGTGTCCCAATCTGTTAAAGCATTGTAAGTTTCGTTTTCAGTTCCATTATATAAAGCCTCATTAAATCCTTTTAATTCTAATAAAGGAAACGCACCTGCAAATGCAATCTTTGTTGCACTAACCACTTCCGAAGATAATACGATAACATATTCCCCTGCTATTTCATAATACTCGTAGCATTTAATATAAAACTTTTGTAAAAGTTCTGTGCTATTTATTGCCGTACTTGAAGGTAATATCCCTTTCGTATATGTAAAGTTAGTCTGAACATATTTACTTATATCAAATTGTATAGGGTCGGCTGGGTTTGCTGGACTATCATAATAAGCAGTAGCCATTAGTTCGTCTGCTCCGTTGTAAACTTTCACCACATACTTAAATCCAATCTGGTTAGCGTTAGTACTAATTATGCTATAATTGATTCGGTTGAAGGCTGGTAATAATGTACCTGTGGGTTGTGTTAGTGTTAAACTCATTTTGTAACTTTTAAGATTAAAGAATTAAGACCTATTGTATCTAATTCTACTTTATATTTCGGTAATACTGCGTCTAATGACCTTTGCTTGTAGTTCCTTCCTTCAATACCATACTTCTTGATATAGTATGCAAGACTGCTTCCCTCTGGTCTAATAAACTTTCCTTTTCTTTCTCCTTTGATTTTATTTGTGGCTTCAGTTTCTATATTCTTACCTCTTGCCCACTTACTTAACCCAGCAAGTGCGGCTGGTGGCATTCCGTAGGTTTTAAACTGATACATTCTTCCTTCAGCGTTCTTATAGGTCTTTCTTCGGTTCTGTATTCCTCGTACTCCCTTATCTATGTAGTCGGCATAATCTGCACCGAACCCTATCTCTAATCTGTAACCCCCTTTATATTCCTTAACTCCAATAACCTTGATAGTACTTTGTAACTTACCCGATTCACCAACAGGCGCTAACTCCTCCAGCTTATTTACCAATTCAATACCCAAACGATTAAGAATACCTGTAAGGCTTTTATTCATTGTTTCGTCTATCGCACCAATATACTCCTTATCCGTTAGCCTTCTGCCTCCTATATTAAATAAAGCGTCTACCTGTTCTTGTGTTGCAACTCCCATTGTTTGTATTGTAGTTCTTTGTATTTATTGTAATCTTTTAAATATGCCAATGTGTTTAGGAATTGGATTATTGGTAGTTTATAGGCTTCAGTCACGGTACAATTTTCAAAGTCAGCTACTTCCTTAGCGGAAACAACCCAACCCCATCGTCCCATAAACGAAGCAGCATCACCTTCGTTTCCTCCTTCAGTTCGGAAGAGGTTAGTATATCTTTTATTAATTCCTTGAATAGTTGATAAAAAAAAACCATACTTCCATAAACCTGTAAGAAGTTAGCTTCTAATAAGTCCTCTGCCACCTTGTCGTGTGGTACAACTCCATACTCAATATACTTATCGCCTTGCATTGGTAAAAAGAAACAAGCCGCTACCTTATTAATAGCAACTATTTCCCCACCAAAAGAACTAATATCAATATACTGCCCTGCATTGATTTCGCTTATCTCGAAGCAAAACTTATATCGATTATCGCCAACCTGTAAATAATCAACAGGCTTTGTTTCTGGCATATTGTTCCAGAAGGATAACTTCTCATTGAAAAGTTCAATCAACTTCCTGTACTTAATGTAATCGTATTCTTCTTCGTCTTTCCCTTCTATATAAGCTAACATCTTCTGTTGCTTCTCAACTAAGGTTAAGTTCTGGTTTACGTCTATATCGTAAAGGCTAATAAAATCTTTTACTTTTAATTTATCCCACATACTTTTAAATATTAGTTTAATTGGTTTCGTTTATCTAAATGAGTACATTCCCTTATTGCTTACCCTTAATTCATTTAGGGCAAAGTACCTAAGAGCATCTATTGCGTGGTTGTTGAAGTCCACAGGTTCATTGAGCAACCCTCCGTTTTTGTCCGTTCTGTATTTGTAAGTACTTATTTCCTTCCCTATAACATCACCAGCCAGATAACGAATATCGTAACGCTTTAAAATATCTATGCCGTTGTTAATTGAATCTTTACCCTTGTTCGCTCCCTTAATGTTTCGCCACCCATCTCTGTAAAGTTCCTCGATACTTTTAGGTTCAGCAGAATCGGCAATTAGAGGCTTAAATTTGCTCACTCCTAACTCGGTAAGCCTTTTGCTTATATCTTGATTTGTAAGTCCTCTTTCGTAGATTAAAGTGGTAATAAATAGCATTCCGTCTTGCTTCCTAACTTCTACAAGGCTGGTAGGGTCTATTGAGTACCCAAAGTCCAATCCGTAGCCTATGACTTCCCCTTTTATTTCCTCACAAGGGTTTATGTTTTTAAATATCAAGCCTTCTATTGTACCCCACTCCCCAACTCCATAAACATTCCATAAGGCTGGGTCTGTTGTTTTCAGTAACTCAATTTCCGTAACAAGGGATTCTTCTAAGAAAGGGTTATCCCTATATGAACTAACTATTACTTCCACATCTCCAACTTGGTGTTGTCTGTTGTCCTCTAAATCGGTTTTAATAAAGTGGGTTGGGTTACTTGGGTTTAAGGCTAAGAATATTTGCCCTGTGGTACGAAATAGTAATTGTTGCCATTCAGCCTTGCTTATTTCGTTTGCCTCGTCTATGAATAGGTGCTTACGCTTCCTTCCTCGTACCTTTGTTTCTTGGTCAATAGAAAAGAATTCAACCAGCCTGTTTCCGAACTTAAACTCCCTATCTGTTTTGTTATAGTCAATAAATTGCATTAGGTCGTTACTCTCTAAAATCTCTATAAAATCCCTAAGCGTTGTGCTTCTTAAAGCTGGAAGGTATTTACGAACTATCGAGAATACCCCTTTGTCGTCTATTGTCTGTCCTATATTGCCTGTGATAAGCCATATTGCCGCCAACTGACTAATAGAGTACGACTTACCGCTTCTTGTTCCGCCACGATTAATGCGTATCTTTTTATTAGTTTGTAGGTTGCGTAAGTAAACTGCACTACTTTTTATCTTTAGCTTCACGGGTTATAATTTCTACTTCAATGCCTGTAATGTTTAAGTTTCCATCTACCTGTACCTGTTCCTTCGGCTTACCTAATACCCTGTTCCAAAGTGTGTCCATTGAATACAGGCTTCCTTTCTTCCACGACTTATAAAGGGCATTAGCTATTGTCTTTTCCAATATGGTTGCGTTCTTATCTTCGTGTACTTCCTTAAGTTCGTCCATCGTCATTGCCATAATAGCCTGTATCGTGTCGTTGATTTCGCTTTGCTTGTAACCTATCTCCTTCAGCTGGGTTACAAACTTTTTTGGTCTTCCGTTTGGATTACCGCTTTGACCCTTTACAAATGGTATTAAATGTTCCTTGCTCATTCTGTTCTTCTTCTGTTATTTAATGTGAGATAAGAATTCGTGCCTTGCATTATCTACCTCTTTAAATACCCCTAATAACTTATTGGTAGTAGTCCAAGTATCGTGCTTCCTTACTCCTCTCATTGACATACAAAGATGCTGTGCGGTTAAACTTACTGCTACTCCTTTTGGATTAAGTTCATTCCATAACCTTTCTGCTACCTGTGTAGTGATTCTTTCTTGATTCTGGAACCTATTGGCATAAAAGTCCAATGTTCTTGCTAACTTACTTAAACCAACTATTTTTCCGTTTGGTATATAGGCTATTGTTCCTGTTCCAAAGAATGGTGCGGTATGGTGTTCGCATAAAGAATAGAATGGAATGTTAGTTTGAATAATCATTTCATCTGTTCCCTCTGCATCAAAGGTAGTAAAATTGAACTTTTTAGGCTCTAAGAACTCCCTCATAAATTTAACATACCTCTTTGGTGTCTCTTGTAAGCCTTCTCTTTGTGCATCCTCTCCTAAGTCAGTTAAAATGTGTTGAAAGTGCCATTCTGCACTAAATGGTTCATACTCTCTTAAACTCCTGTTTTCTTGTTCCATATTTCAATATGTATTCGGTTAGTTAATCTTATGTAATTTTGTTTGCATATTTCAGCAACTAATTCTTTTGTTGTTAATAGTTCTTCTTGATTGCTTCCAGCTGGCATTAATGTTATGTAACTTTTATCTAAGTATGGAAGAAAGTCTTTTTTTATTTCCTCCCAATCGCTTACATTAGATACCACAAATTTAAACTGACAATCCCAATCTGTTATGGCTTCAAGTACATCTACATTAATTCTATCTCTCTTTTCCATACCGCTATTAGCTAACTTTGGAGATACGTTCCATTGCGATACTAATTCAAACATATCTTGACTTGGCATTATTGTACCATTTGTTTCAATCTCTACATAAGGGAAAGGGTGTAAAGTCTCTAAATACTCAATAAACCCTACTATGTTCTTTTGTTGTAACATTGGTTCCCCTCCTGTTATAATAACGTGAGCACCATTCTTTATTGCCTCTTTACAATCTTCTGGTAGTATATCTTCATAAGGTTTACTTTTGCCCTTAATCCATACTTCAATACTATCACATCTCCAGGTTGCTCCATCGTGCAAATTACCATCTTTTTCTGTTCCTTTACCTCCACACATAAGGTTACAACCAGCTAACCTAACAAATACTGCTGGTATACCTGTTGTCTTTCCTTCTCCTTGTATAGAGTAAAATACTTCACTAACTGCCAATTTCATATATTACGTTGCTTGATTTTGTTTCTGCCAATTCTATTTTAACTATTGGCAAATAAGTTTTAATTTGATTGAATATCCATATAGCCATATTCTCTGCACTTGTTTCGAATGGTAATTCTACAAATGGTTCGTTAGCCAAATTTAATACATCGCATAATGAATCTTCTTTATATAGTAAGAAGTGATGGTCGTATTGCTTTATAATAGGTTCTACTACTTTATCTATATCTGAGAATAACATTGTAACACCATCTTTCATTTCATTAAATTTAAAGTGGCATACAACATCGTAGGTATGTCCGTGTATTCTACCACACTTCTCTCCTGCATTCTTATTCCTGTGTGCCGCGTAAAAATGATACTTCTTTTCTATTTTCATATATGTAATTTAAACTTTTTAAATAATAACCAATACCAAAACAACCCTCCTAAAAATTTAAGTAATATCTGTCCTCCACTTATTTCAATATTAACAAAGTTAAATGCAACTAATTGAAAAACAATACTATCTGCTATAATTCCAATAAAATCACTTCCATTAACTTTAATAAAGTAACTTCTATTTATTACAGATTGATAAAAGATACCAGCTACTACCTGTGCTGAAATAAACCCAAAGGCAGAACCTAATGCTATATTCAAAGAATCCTTATTAATAAAATAAGTAATTAATGAAGCGGCTATAACTAAACTACCCAACTTAAATATCAACTCTCTGCCCTTCCATTGTTCGTGAAACATACATCTTAATACAAAATCAAAAGGTATTAAGAACAAAGAAGTAAATATTAATCCTTTTGGGCCGAACCAAAGGATAATAAAATTAGCAAGTATAAAAGCTAATAAATAAAGACTAATCTTGATTCCCTGCATAAATAGAATATTGTTTTTTTAATAATTCACCAGCTAAAGCGTACTTTGAATAATAATCTAATCTTTTATCTGTTACTTCCATCCATTGTAATAAAATTCTTGATATATCATTCTTGTATTTTATATCTAATGATTCTTTCTTTATAGAAGAATTTTTAGCAGAGTGCGTTTTTTTACCATCATTAAACTTTAAAACTCCATATCGATTAACCTGCTGCCAACTTGTAGAATCACTACTGCTACAAAAATTCAATTCTTTTATTAATTTATTTTCCGTACAACCAAGCAAGTGTATATCTATACTTGGTTTTTTATTTTTAATATAGTTTGCTAATTTAGTAGTATAATTTTTTAATTTTAATACTCTCAATTCTGGAACTGAAATAGCAATATAATCAGAAAATTCAATCATTCTATCTAATCCCTTTTGACCATCTTCTTTATGAAAGACATTTATCTGCCTGTTGTTTGGTAAATCTTTTTTCATTCTTTCTCTATATTGCCAAGCCGCTTCCACACCTAATACTTTTTGACAATCAACTTCTACGCAGGTCGATTTTATTTTATTTTCATTCACAAAATTTACTAATGAATTGTACCATATTTCAATCTCTCTTTTATCTCTTTTCCCAGCGTGTGCTCCAAACATTAAAGTAAACAAACCACTATCCATTATTGAATGCCTACTAAAAGCATTAAGATACTTTGCACTTTCAATAGTACAAGTTTTCATTTTCATTGGTTTAATACCAAGTGTATGTGCTATAAAAGGGAAAACAGTAAATAGTGAATATTTAATTCCAGAGCATTCGTGAAGTATTTGTGCGAAGTCTTGATTTTCTAAACCTGCAAAATGTACTTTAATATTAGATTGATTACTAACTATCATTTAGTTATTTTTGCGCCATTCTCGTTATCTTCTAACACTTCACAGCTTATTAAGTTAAATTTATTCAAAAGTTTTTCTGCAATAGTTTCACAACTTTCATTACCATAATCATATCTTGATTTGCTATAAGCCTCCATCTCTCTTTTTAGCATTATGATTTCAATATCTCTTTCGTTATGATGCACTTGTTTTTCAGCAGTAACATAAAACAAATGCCTATGTGGACTTCTTAAGAATGAGACATCTTCAATAGGACATTCACTCCAGCAATGAATTGCTTCAAATTGATATTTTACTATTATTGTTTTTATCATAATCCTAATAAATTAAATACTGCAGCCTCTGGAGTTTTGCCGTGTTTAAGTAATGCGTTTTTAACTAAGGTGTATTCCTCGTCTGTGTATTCTAATATTAGTTTCTTTTTACCATCAACTGATTCTGGCTCTTGCTCCTCAAAGAATTCATCTAAATTTACATCTGCACCTATTTTTGGTATATTTAATCCCCAATCGTCCAGCTTTTCAATATCCCATTCGTTTGCCAAAAGTTCGTAATCCCATTCTCCAAAAGCAACATTATCTTTAATAATGAATTCCTTCTGTTCCTGCTCGTTAAAATTATCAAGCACAACTATTGTTACTTCCTTCATTCCAGCGTCTTGACAAGCCTTTAAACGCATATTTCCACCTAATACAACCATATCAGCATTAACTGCAATAGGTCTTACTTCCAACATCTTTGGGAACTTCTTAATTGAATTGACAAGTTGCTTAAACTTATCGTCACGTATTACACGAGGGTTTTCTGGGTTAGCCTTTATTTCGCTAATTTTGACTTTCTTTGTTTTCATTTAGGATAAAATGTTCTGTTAATGTATTTGGTATCTTGTTTTTTGTTAGCCACTTACTAAACGCTTCAGCAAGTAAGAATATATCTTCCGACTTTTCTAACTTAACTTTTACGCTTTTCTTTTGACCATTGAAGTTTAATTCAAATGTACTCATATTGTTTGGTTTTATCTTCCCTGCCCTCTATATTTTTTAGGCTTAGAAGCGTGTTTGTTATAACTTTTCTTTGCTGAACCACATTTTCTTTTGCCGAAGGTTGTTTTACCTGTGCTACTTAACTTTGCCATATTCTTTCTCTATTAGTATATCAATATAATGTTTTGCTTTTATTAAATCCTGCAATCCGTTCTTAGACCTGTGCCTAACAATATACTTTATGATATTGCCCTCAATGAAAGGTATATTGTTCTGGTATATGAAATCAGTAGGCTGAATGGCTAAGTTTTTGTAGTGAGTTCCACCCATCTGCTTGTCCATTGCTGATTCTGGTTTTATATTCCCATTACAATCTACTCTAATTTCCATTTAGTTTTTCTTTATGCTTTTGAATTAAATATGGCATATGCGTTTTAGTATCACCCATCACAATATGACATTGCCTACAAAGTGCCATAAGGTTTTCAATGTTGTCCGACTTTTTACTTCCCCCCATTCCTCGGCAATCGATATGGTGTATATCGACCGCCTTAGAATTACATACTTCGCAGGGGATAAAGTCCTCGATACCATAACCAAAGTGCTTCATATAGACTTTAGTATGGTTCTTCATTAGACTTTACTTGATTGGTCAGCTGATGGGTTATAATCATTTAATGTAATGGAAACATCTTTGCCGTATTCATTTACTTTATCGTAAACATTGATATTTACATTAACATAAGTCTTTCCGTTGTATTCGTATGAATGCTTTTCAGCATCAGACAAACATACTGCGGCAGTAAGCCATTCTGGTTTACGCTTCTTTCCGCTTCCTAAATAGATTTTTTTGGTTTGTTCCATATGGTTTTATTTTTTGGTTTTTCTGGTTCTTTTAACTATTGGCGCTTCTGTTGGTTCTAATACAGGAACATCTTCTGAATATACATTTGTTGGTGCATTTGCTTCGTACCAGCTATATAGGAAGTGAACTAACTCTGCTCTACAACTGCTACACCAATGACTGAATGAATGTGTAGGACTTACATACTTAATATACAAACCTACTAACTCGTTATATGTTTCTTTTGTATAGTTCCTAATATAGGAATGTTTTTTCAAGCAAGTATATAGTTCTAAGTGCTTTTCAAATAGCAATATATCTTCTGCCGTAATCATAATTCAAATTTATTTGTTATCAAATCCTCTATGTAAAGATACATAAAAGGTACTGCGCTACTAATAAATATAGAATTTAATAAATTTGTTTGGAACATAAAAGAAAAAAAAGCAATCCAGAACGATAAACAGAAGCCACATCCAAAGGGTTTGACTACTCGTAAGCCTGTTTTGATTAATAACTTTGTAGGTACTTTTAGGATATGTAGCCACAACATTGGTAAAAATATTGCTCCTAATAAGATAGTGATTGTTTGATACATTTGCGTATGTTTTTTATGGTTATAAATATAGAAGTGGGTGGTATACCTGTAATTGCTGAAACCTTTCTCACACTTCCTTCCTCAATATACATTTTTAAAATTTCCTTATCATACCAATATAAGTCATTGATTTTTAAATTTATAGAGTCAATTAAAGGTTGCTGGTCGTAATCGTCTTCTTCCTCCTTAACGAACTTCATTATATCCTCTACAGGGATTATGTTATTATATAGCTTGTACATCTTTCCATACTTGCTATGTATCTGATTACAACATATTCTAACCACCCAGAACCTAAAAATATCCTTTCCCTTTTCAGTTATTTCTTTAATTTTTTCTTGGTCATATTCAAGTACTATTACTGCTATTTCTTGTCGAAGGTCCTCCCAAAGGTCTTTCCCAATGTTTTTGAAGGTTAGTTCAAACTCTTTATCGTATATCCAATTAATTGCTTTCAAGGTACTCTGTTATGATTTGTATGGCTTCTCCGTACCCCTGTGCAAATTTAGCTTGATAACCCCTTGCATATAACATTGATAGCATTCTTGCCTGTTCTTCGTGGTGCTGGTTCTTTCTTAGCGTTCCATCAGCTTTATATAATTTATTGTGCAAGGTCTTTAGTTCTATGAATAATCCGCAATATCCTCCTCTCGGTTCTGCAATAAACAAGTCTGGGTATGCTGAATGAGATTGAAGTGATTTGTGCCTCTTAGCCATACCGATACTCATTTTCATACCGCTACTAAAATCAGTTCTGAATATAATATTAGGGTACTTTACTTTCAAGTACTGAACAACTAAGCTATGTACATCTTTTTCAAGCATAATCAAATATAGTAATTAAATTTAAAATGAAAAATTATTTTTAAACTCCTCAAATTTCATTTGTTCCCCAATAAACCTAAGCGGTATATTTTTGAGGCTTCCGTGCCTATTCTTAGCAACCTTGACAATAGCTGAACCAATACTTGGTATAACCTGCCCTCCGACTTCAACTTCTGTTATGCCGTAGGTTTCTGGTCGCATAAGAAAAATAACCGAATCAGCATCTTGCTCAATACCTCCAGATTCTCTAAGGTCAGATAGTTGTGGCATTTTATCGTTACGGCTTTCAACCGCCCTGCTTAACTGACTTAATGCTAAAACAGGAATATTTAGTTCTTTAGCTATAATCTTACAACCCCTGCTAATTTCCGCAATTTCACTTTCCCTGTTTCCCTTCCTATCTACCCCAGACATAAGTTGTAAATAGTCTACACAAAGGAATTTAATATCGTATTTACGTTTCATTATAGTTGCTTTACTTCTAAGGTCTCGAATGTTTAAACTTGGATTATCGTCTATATATAGGGGAAACTTCTCCATTTTACCCATTGAAGTCATTAAATTAGCATTATCAACTCCATTTAAGTTGTTATGTCTAAGGTTTGAATGTGGTATGCCTGTTACAAGGCTTAAAAGCCTATTTACAAGTTGTTCGCCACTCATTTCAAGGGAAAATATACCTACAGGATTACCTTGCTCTAATTGGCTTAAAATCGTGTTTAACATAAAGGCAGTTTTACCCTGTGCAGGTCGTGCGGCTAAAATTATTAAATCTGGAGCAACCCAACCACTTATAACACTATTTAAACTATCCCAACCTGTGTTTAAACCTATTTGACCATTGGCAAGTATTTCATCTCTTTGCTTTGCTAATTCATAAAGGTAGTGTGCCATATCCTTTTCAGTATTCTTATACACATTAGTCTGGGTAGTTAGTATTTTATTACTTGCTTTATTAAGTATTGAATCTACATCTAAAGCGGCATAAGAATCGTTTATAAGTTCCTGCCCTATTTGTATTCCCTGTCTTTGTAAGTAGTGTTGTTGCAAAATACCAATCCAATCTTCCATATGTGCTGAACTATATACATTATCTGTATATTTTGTAAGTTCATATACCCCACCTAATTGTTCTAAAGTATTAGTTTGTTTAAGATGGTTAGATATTGTTATAATATCTACGCTAACCATATTATCATACAAGTATTGAATAGTTTCGTATATAAGCTGGTTTTTAGGCTGGTAAAAAAAGTCTTTACTTAGCTTGTTCATATACTCTGGTACTGACTTAGGCTCAATCATTAATACACCAAGTATATTTTTTTCTATATCTCCTGCATTTGGTGGCACTCTCATTTTAATACGATTTTAGAGGTTGATACTTCTGTTTTAATAGGTTTAAGGTATGGTAAGGTGTTCTTAAATTTAGTCTTCCAATTCTTGATTTCATTACCATTACCATCTATCCAGCCTGTTTCTAACCAAGAACTGAACTTAGCCTTTATTGTGTATTTTAGACTTTCAAAATCTAATCCTACTTTTTCAACTTCCTCCTTAGCATAATTTAAAAACTCTGGCTCAGATGGTATATTTACTTTACTTTCTTTTACTTTACTTTCCTTTCCTTGCATTGCAGATGCATTACTTATGCATTGCATTTGCATTGCATTTGCATCTTTTACTGAATCCCATCTTTTACGAGCCGCTATTCTTGCCCTGTCTGTTTTCTCAATATAAGGTTGAAGATAAACTATCTGTTTAAGGCTAAAAAATACACCAGATTCTTCGATTGTAAATAAATCGTAGTTATGAATTATAGTTTTTACTTTAGGTTCGCTGGTTCCTATTTCATCTGCTAATAAGTCAATGTCTTGTAGTGGGTATTTAAAATCTAATTGTTCTCTAAGTATTTCAAGAAGTTGAAAGTAAATTGCGTACCCTTCTAATCCTAATTCTTTTTGAACCCTTTTAAGTTTCCTGTCGTGCCTTGCATTTGCAAAGTGAGGAAAATAAAACGCATCTTTTTTCATAAGTTATTTGTTTTGGTTATAGGTTTGGTTGTAGTATTCTAATGCTTCTCCTCTTCTACTCTTTTTAAATGGAGGACTATAAAAACCCTCCTCGTGTGCCTCTATTATCTGCTCTTTTTCTTTTTCAAGGAATGGTTTAAATGGTTCAATATTTAAATTAAGACCAGATTTTAAAAATTCTTTTTGTAAATCTTCAATTAATTCTTGCATCGCTGTTTTCATAGGTTATTTGTTTTGGTTATAGGTTTGGACAGTGGTATTCTTTTTTAAATATCAATCTGTACGTTGTAAATTCTTCCCAAGTTTTTAATGGTCTTTTGTCTAGTGCTTTTAAAAACACAATCCATTCAAATGATAATTCTTTCATAGGTTATTTGTTTTTAACTATTTCAATCAATTTTTTAAGACAAGCAAGTTCTGCTTCTTCGTAGGTAGGATAAAGTTCTTCAACTCCTTCTTCACATATAAAGTATGTGTAAAACTTGATTACTTTATCATAATGTATATAACTGTCAAATCCATACTTCTCTCTAAACCATCTAAATGCTTGTTGGTATAGTGGTGCAGCTACAAAAGTTGTATGTATTTCGCTATTAAAAACAAAGCAATCTTCAACTTCTACATCATCATTTTGCAAAGCAGTATCAAATACTCCTACTAATTCTTTTTTAGGATTATATGATGTAAGGCACTTTTCGTTAAAACCTAATTCTTTAAGTTCTAATGCTTGTTCATAAGGGATAAATTCTTTGTTCATAGGTTATTTGTTTTGGTTATAGGTTTGGTTGTAAAATTCTTCAGCAGATTTTAAGAACAATGAAGTGTGCATTGCATCAAAATAATGTTCAATATATTTTTCTGCAAACTCTATCATCTGCTCTTTTTCTTTTTCAAGTAATCTATCTTTATTATTTTCAATCCATTTAAGTAATTTAAATACGTCATTTTTTGAATTAAATACTTCAATTAATTCTTGCATTGCTGTTTTGCTCATAGTGTTTAGTTTAAAAAACCACCCCAAGTTCCCGAATTACTATTTGGTTAAAAATATTAATATCTTGAGGTGGTATAAGTTTTTATTTATTTAATATAATCTTCCTTGATTTTTTGTAATAGTGTATTTTTAAATACCCTTTCTTTTCTAAAGCAAATAACCAATTATTTATCGTAACCACGCTTACATTAAATTTATAGGCATAGTATTCGTTCCCTTCTTCGGTTTCGCCTGTTTTATCTAAAAAACCAATGAATAGCTTTGCAGCTGGTGTTAATTCTCTGTCGTTAAAGATATTGTCTTTTATGCAAATCATTTTATTTATTTAATGTATTATAGATTTTTTTAGATTCTTTCTTGTTTAAAATACTAAATTTACCGTAATTAATATTTCTTCCGAACTTGTTTTTATGTTTTTGATTTTCACAAATAACATTAACTCCTAATTGTCTTAGCTGGCTAATTTTAGAACTTGGGTTTAATACTCCTACTCTAATTATATCTAAAGTAGTTTTTTCTCCGCTTAGAAGTAAATTTAATACTTCCATCTTTTGATTTTTTGGATTTCTCATTTGGTTTTAATTTTAAATATATTGTGTAATATGGTTGTATGGTCACGCTTTAAATACCTGCCTATTTCTGAAGCAGTATAACCGCTTTCGTATGCTTGTTTGCAAAACTCGTTCCTAACTTTGCAAACTTCAATTTTACGGCATCTTTCGTTTATTTCATCGTAGGTGGTTTCTGTTTGTTTGAAATACAATTCCGCCCATTTTTTTAAAGATTGTTTAGGTACTTGTCTTCTTATTAATTTTTCAACAACTACCTTTTCTTTAATATAAACTACTTGCTTTGCTTTTTCATATGCTTTTTCTATAATAGGTCTTATTCTTTTTAAAGCGTGTTCCTCACACCCTGTGTAAAGTTTTATGTACTTTAATACTTCTTCTACTTCCATTTGTCTTCTAATAATGAATACAGGTTATTTAAATACTTACCAGCGTCGTTTATCTTTTTTAATAGATAGTTCATATCGTCTAAGTCGGCTTCTATTCTAAAGACAAACATTTTTAAATTATCTGGCATATCCTTGCAGTAACTTACAAAGTCGCAATATTCCTTTCCACTTACAAGCATATCGCTTTGACATTGCCAATAATACTCCCTGTACTTTTGTTTAAAGAAGTCCTTACCTGTAATCAATCCGTTGTGAATGTGATTAGTATAATTGTATGGACATTTTACCTGTATAATTCCATCTTCGTTTACAAAACCATCTGGAGTACCACCATATAAACCCTTAATAGATTCTATAAACCCTGCTTCAGTTACTACATTGCCTGTTTTTTTTGAATAATAATCAAGTGCTTCTGCTTCAAGTTCTATTCCGTGTAATGTGGCATCGTTTTTAAACTCTCTTTGTACACCGCTTAACCTTTCAGCAAGTTTACTCATAAGATAATCTTTTGTTGTGCTGGATAGTTCCCCTGCATCTTTCTTAGTCTTTTCTTTAGGTTCAACAACTAAGTTCCAGATTGTACTACTTGTAAGCAATCCCATTCTGCGCTGAAACCATTCTGCGCTATAACTTTCAATCATATTATCCATTTTGCAAAGTTTTAATGGTTAATAAATCGTTGTGTCTGAATTCAAAATGCTCTTTAGCTTTATCGAATACATCGGTTTCGCCATCATTATACCTTGCAACCAGCTTCAAAAAAGTAATGTCGTTCATTATACCCTTTTTTGTTTCTTTAGGCTTATCTTCTTTTCCGTGTTTATTTGTTGCATCAGAATCCTTTGTGTCATCAATAGCTAATAATCCGTTTAAAGCATACTTTCGTGCGTAAGAAGACGCTGAACCTGTCATTTGTGCAGAATCCATCCCTTTCTTATCGTCTTCCTCCCTTGCCCATCCTGTTGCTTGAAATTCGATTTTGCCATTAGTTAATACTGCTAATGCTTTTACATAACGGCATCCACCTATTTCTACGATATTATCGTCTAAGATTAAAGCAAAGCCGTACTTGTGTGCGATAGGCTTAACCGCTTCGATAATGTCTTCAGCACTTCGGTACTTATATTTCCCGAAAGAGTTTGTTTGGTTTTTTGGTGCTTTTAATTCCTGCTGAATTTTTACTAATTCCATTTGATTTGTTTTATTGGTTTAAAATTGGTTTGTAAATTCTTCTACTGCGTATTTAATAATGTATTCTAATTCATAAACTGATATGTAGTTATACAGATAGTCTTTTAATAAAATAGAATGTGTGTCCATCTGGGTAATTCCTTCTTCGTCTTCAGCGTAAACATCATACAAGACATAATCTTCGTGTACTTCGCAAATATGGTGCTTTACCATAAAATCAAGCATCTGTTTTTTTGTAAATGAAATAGCGAATGTGTACTTATATTCTGTTTCTACGCAATGAAGTGAAATCATATCATTTGCTTCATCATAAAATAGAGTAGTGTAACCCTGTGTTAATTTATACTTTTGCATCTTCGGTTGGTTTATAGATTTGATTAGATAATTCTTCTAATTCTTTTAACGCTTTAATAGCAGTTTCGTAGGCATCTTCTGGGTATTTTTTTATTACTTCTAAATAACCTTTAGCAGTACCTAATGCTTCTGCATATTTCATATTAGTTTGGTCTGCTTTTTCCCATAAAGACTTATATATATTATTCATATTTTTTATTTTTATAGTATTCATTATATCTAATTTCCTGTTTTTCGTCTTGAATAATAGCTGGGTGTATGTTTTGTTTAATATAAGCTGAACTTACTTTTAATGCCCTGCTCCATTCCTCGAAAGTTAAATTTCCATAATTAGCAATCGTGGTGTGGGATAACTTTTCTTTTCTTCTCATAATTAAATATTTTGTAAAAAAGCCGTTAGTAAAAATGCAGCTATAAGTATAACAACTGCTTCGAAATTGTGTTTTTGTTGCTTGTTCATATTAGGTTATTTGTAATCAAAAAATGTTTCAGCCTCTTCGTATGATTCTAAAAAGAATTCTTCTCCGCTATCTGCATCCATAACTAAATACTCTACATCTCTACCAAGCATTGAAGCAATTGTAATACCATTTTCTAAAGCGATATATACATATCCACTATTAGGGTTAAAACCGATACTCATAATGTCTTCGCTTCCTGTTTCTGCATAAGCATTAAAACATTTACTTAAACCAATAGCCTCTAAACAAGCTATTGAATCTGAATTGAATCCGTGAATTTTGATTTCGTTTTTCATATTTGGTGTTGTTGGTTTAAAAAATTGTGCGTTGAATAGTCGCACCCCTATTTTTTGTTTATGAATTAATAATTTGGCTATCAGAGTATTCGTATATTTCAGGATTAATCGCCTGTGATACCAACCAAATCAATCTGTTTAATTCATCTTTTTTATTATCACATTTTGTTGTACTATGTAACTTGCAAAGCGCTTCGTCTATTAATTTTAAATCGTCAGTTGCAAATGATAAAGTTGCGTAGTTAAGTTTTGTTTGGTTTTTCATAATTGGTTGTTTTTATTAGACTAAAGATACATACCTATTTTATACTACAAAATATATTTTAAACTTTTTTTAATCTTTTTTACAAGTTTATCTCTAAACTATTGATTTTTAATAGATTAGAAGTGTAAAATATTTGTTAAAATCTGGTAAAATTCAAGCATTTCCTTTACTTTTTTCGGGAAATTGTCAAGTTTTAACTTAACTTTTTCTGGAAATAAAGCACATTTGAACCTGCATATTGGTATTCTGGGCCATATAATTTAAACCCACAGGAAATTAGGCTATTTGAACTTGGGTAATTATCAACTAAGGTATAAGTAATAGCCACTTTACCATACTTAGCGGCACTTTTAAGCCTTATATTTATTAGTCTTTTTTGAATTCCTTTACCTCTGTATTTTCTATCCACCCACGCACGATTAAAAATAACAAAGCCGTGAGTATAAATAGAACCGCAATAAGCAATTATTTTACCTCTGGTATTCTTAATAACCCACCAATCTCTATTTTCTTTAAACTCGTTACCGCAACCCTTAAAATTAGGGTTGTTTAATTCTATATGTTGTAGTTTTTCGTAGTCGGCTTTATTTAATACTTTGCCCCTGCTATAAACCTTCGTAATCTTTTGCATCTTGTTCGGCTTGTAGGTGTAATAAATTATCTCTAATGTCAATATACTGACCCTTGACATATACCGAACTTGTATCCATAAATACAAGTATTTGAATATCGTGCGTTAATTCTTGCAGGTATTTAATTTCCTCTAATAAAATCATTCTTCTTGCAAACTCGTGTTTTACTTCTAATCCTAACGCTTGCCAATTAATACCTGTGTCTTGTATCATTACATCTATTTCCAGCCACATAACTAAGTAGGATAAATTCGTGTTTTAATATATCTTCCAACCTCTGTTTTTTGGTCTCTTTTTGCTTCTAATTCTACCCAATAACCTCCAATTTCAGAAGGACTAAATCCTTTTTCTACAGACCAGCCACCCTCTTTGTATTCCTGCTTCCAACAACCTGTTCTAATATGATAAACCTTATCCAGCATAACTTTCCAATCACCAGACTTGCTAATTCTTTCAGTAGTTGAGTGCATTGCGTATTGTGTATGGGTATGTGCCAACCAAATTAAATCCGCTCCGTGTACATAAGTACTCATTCTATTATGTTCAATAACACCCTTAGTAACTCTTGCGTTTCCACCTGCTCCGTGGTGCATCTTAATTATAAATGATTGATAATTTTCTTTATCTAATTTTAATCGCATTACTACCCAACTTTGATACCCTGTGTGTTCAACAGGACTTCCAGCTTCTTTTCTTAAAACATAACACAATCTATCTAAAGGGTTAGTTTCATTATTTTTTGTAATAGCCGTTTCGTGATTGCCGTCAGCCATTATTGCTATATTCTTTGCATAAGGCTTTAAAAACTCGTAAGCGTCTTGTATTACTAAATCAAAGTAATTATCTCCTAAATATTCTTTTCTAATATTGCTTTTACTTCCTCGTCTATCATTCCTTCCTTGCATAAGGTCGAAAAAATCTCCATTGAATAAAATAATAGCGTCATTTTCTAAGGCTTCGTCTAATGTTTCTTTTAATAACTTTCTTTCGCAATATGCGCTATCAAAATGCACGTCTGATAGTAATAAAAAAGTTTGATTTTTTGAACTGCATTTAATTTCAGTTACTGATTTTGCTGGTTTAGATACTACCATAATTTGCTTTTGATGATATAAATTGCGATTAAAGATATAATAAATAAAACAACTGCCAATTTAAATTTTTGTAAACTGCTAATTGTTTCCTTTTGTTTATTAATAGTTTTTTGCATTTCCTGTATTTCGACTACTAATTTAATATTCTGTTTTGCTAACAATCCAATTTCAATATCCTTTAACTTGGTCTTAGCCGTATTTTCCAAATAAACCACCTTTTTAGACGATTTGAGGACACTTGGTGCTTTAACCGAAGGACAAGGTACAGAAACAAAGAAAGATGAATCTTTGACCTTAAAAGGTACAAGAATCGTGTCGCCTTTAATTTCAATAAATGTAGTGTCTATTGTTTCAATAATTATAGTGCTATCTTTTATAGGATATTTCTCTGCGCATACCTTAGCAAGTCTTTGCTCCGAAGCACAAGAAACAAAAAACATAACTATAACTAACTTCAATAAGTCCTTGAAATTATTAATTAATTTATCAGGTGCTAATACTAAAAGAATACCTGCTACAATTCCATACATTGCGTCAGTCCAAGTGGTAGTCTTAACAAATACGCTTAAAATAGACATAATGATTAAGATTAATCCAATACTTGTGGTTTTAAAGTCTTTCCAATTTTTTATATTCATATCAAAACGTAATTGTTTTTATCTACCTTTTTTGCATCATACATCTTTTGCAGTTCTCTAACAGAAAACCCTAAACTCTTTTGAAAGTGTGGTGTATCTTTAAATTGCCAATCACCACCCCACTCCCATCCATATTGCTTGAAAATATTTACTATTTCAATCCAATCTGCTCTCCCATCTCTATCAAAATCTTTCTTTACATCCCAGCTGGCAACATTTCCATCTATAATAGCAATATCAATAGCTAATCCGTAATTGTGGTAACTCTGTCCTCCCTTTGCCTTTGTTACTATTTTACCTGCCTTTGTTCTACCCTGTGCGTATAGTTCGTTCTGTTCTGCAAAGGTTCTTAAAGTATGCGTAAACCTACAAAAGGCTTTACCTGTTAAGGCTTCGCATATTTCATTATATATTTCCTTTACTTCTTCTCTAATCTTTGGGTGGAGTAGATTGATTCTCTGGATTGTCTTTTCGTCTGTCATAGCTGGTTTTTTCGTTTTTGATTTTATAAATCAAATACACAATAGAAAGGCAGGAAATTATCCAAGTAAATACGTGACTTACAACCTCTATATTTTGTATGTTTAGTATGTTTAGTAGTATTGCGCCTAATGTACTCGGCACTCCTATTTCGTCTTTTTCGATTATCATTTTATGCAGGTATTGAACATTTATCTAATGGAAGTGGGTCTAAAATTTCTATATCAGCCGTAACACCAGCCGTGAAGTCGTCAAATCTTTCTTGAAAGAACTCCATACTGATATTATCTGCTAAATTAAAAATGTAATCGTTCTGTAATTTAAGTTTAGCAATTACATCTAAAGCTACTTGATGCAGGTCTGATTGAACCTGTAAGCGGTTTGATTTGTCTTCAGTTAATAAGTCTGCAAATAACAAGACAAGCCTGTAAGACATAGACTTTGCATTATAAGTTGAAGGCTTTGTAACAACCCACATTACAGGGTATTTAATTTCGCCTCCATTATCTACATAATCATAAATATCACCCTCTCCGAATGTGTGTAGCATTGGATGGCTTTCCTGTATCTCTTTTAATTTTCCTATCAGATTGCTTAAAGTCATTTTTCTTTTTTAGAAAGTCTTTTAATTTTTTTTCATTCTTGCTATATGCCATACTAATATGGTTTTTTGTAAATATTGCCTTGATATTTTTCAGATGCAGGTCTATTATCCTCCTTATCATATCTACCTAAGTAAATTGAAGACCTATATTGATTGCTAACAGGAACAATAGTAGTAACATCACTTCCAGGATTTCCGTATTCTGGTATAAGTTGCACATTTGCAGTTAAAAAATTTATTGCTCTTTCTGCATACCATTCAGCGTAACTCTTATAGTATTCACCAATGCTTTGTAATTCTTTAAATGAAGGTTGTTCTGTATTTTCACTTGTACGCTTCAATACTCCTTTGTTTACATACTTGAACTGCATTGCCATTGGTAATTCAGCCAATACATAATTGAAAAGAGTATCTGTTAAGTAATTATCCAATACATTCTTGTATATTGCGTTACCTGTATCAGTTATTGCTCCTGTGCTGATTAAATCTAAAATCTTATTATACAAAGCACTACCACAAAGCGTGTGAATGTACCTGTCCTGCGTCATTTTGATAATCTGCGTAAGGTTCTTTAAGTCTATATTGTTTGAAGCAACCGTATAATCTTTAAAAGATTGCTCACTAATCATTAAAATATTCTTGCTCATCGTGTTGTGTTTTCTATAATTACATTACGCTTCCATTCGTGTCTGCAATATGGAGTTGTCTTTCCTGTGTCTGGGTTTGTGTACCACCCTCCACAAAGTTGAAACACCGAATATCCAAGCTGACTACTTATGTTTTGTATTTCCTCTCTTGTATAAAATAAACTATCACCTCCGTTATATAACTTAACACACAAAGGTCTGCTTCCACTTTTTGCCGCTGGTACATTAGGTCTTTGCTCGTATGAATACATAACCTTAAAAGAAGTAATTGGAGTTAATTTTTTTATCGCATTAGTTCCTATTGAAGTAATACTTCTTGTAGCACTTCCATCACGATTAACCTTTTCAACAATAACCGCATCGTCTATTAACTTGCCGATTGTTTCAATAACTATCGCCTCTGTAACATTAGCAACCTTTGCAATTTCAATATTAGTTGCTTTTGGTTTGTCTTTAATTACTTCTAATACACTTTTTTGAATATTATTCAAATTGTATTCAGCAAAACTTTCGAATCTATTAAACTCCTCCTCACTTGAAAAAGTAAGCCTGTCTGATTGTAAAATCTTATAACCGCTTCTTGGAGTTCCTTTGCCTTCAAATAAAGCAAGGTACTTTTCGTCGTCGTGTTGTGCTGAACACTCAACCGACATTGTTGTAGTCTGGGTATTTAATCCAACTAATGCTCTTAATTCTTCGCTTGTCATATTCTCTAATACCTTCTGCGCAATAGCTGGACTTAAACCATTCAATGCGTTTATCATATCTTCAGAAGCAACTTGCTCAACAGGTGCTAACCCTAATTTCTCACGGATTTCATCTTTCGACATATTTGCCGTAATAACTGCTTCGCTAAATTCAAATCCGATTGGTTCACTCTTTCGTAATTCCAATTCAGCAGTAACACCATTGAACTTATATAAATAGTTAATGATGCTCTCAATAGCCTTCTGCTTAGCGTTGATATATGTATTTTGAAATAACTCACTTGCTTCTCTTAATTCTGCCCTTCCGCCTAATTGCCCTTCAGTTTTAATACCGAAAAGCATAGGACTTGTAACTTTATGTCCTGTAAATACCTCTTGTTGTACTGTTTTATTTAAAAGGTCAAAATGCTTGTCAAGTTCAGTACCGCTTAAATCGATAATAGAAGGCGCATTTTCGCCACTATCATTGAAACTAAGCATAAACTTACCAGCGTTCTTTGAACCGCTAAATTTGTCTTTAAATTGCTGCTCTATCGCTTCCTGCTCCTCGTCGCTTACCTTTCCGTTATTTAGGTTGATTAATTTAGAACTAAACATTCCGTTATTGATTGTATTAAGGTGGTATTCCGAAATACTTATATCAAGTTCCACATAATTAATTGCACCTCTATAATCTGGAAGCGAATATATATTCTCACCTGCTCTATATTCTTTGAAATACAAAATCTGGGTTCCAGACCTGTTTGCTGGGTCAAACGCTGGGTAAGTTTCGTATTTAGGCTTTGCGTTCACATAGTCGCCCTTAATCCAATCATTTCCAACATAGAAAAAACTATTATCAAGATTGGTTCTAACCTTGTAGTAGTCGATATGATAAATTTCTGCAATATTGGTTTTATCCTTGCTCCAAATAATTTGTAAATAGTACCCACCAAAGATTGATAAATCTGTACTAATTTTCTTTGTGATTTCCTCAAGGCTTTCTCCATACTTATTAACCTTATCCATTAAACTATAAGCCTTAGCCTTAGCAATTTCATCTTCTGAACGAACCTCCCAACCATTGCCACAAATATAATCCACCTTCCCTGTAATAATTGCGTTGTTCTTTGCAGAATTATTATAAAGCCTCAATAGGTAATTAGGATAATCGTTCTTCTCTCCATAATAAATATAGTCTTTCCCTTTTACTTCTTTGTAAATAGGTAAAGGAACTTGGTCAAATTTTAAAAATTTTATCATAATGTGTATGCTTTAAATGAACCATCGTAGCCTTCGTATCTGGTTATATCCGCTCCTGTGGTTACTAATTCGGCTTTCCCTGTTGCTATTATAGTGTCTCCACTACCTGTTTGAGTAACATAATATCGCCAAAAACCAACCTGTGCGTCTTCAAACAATTCTAAAGGAACTTCAAATTCACTATATCTGTCTGGGTGTAGACTTTCGTCTGTTCCCTGTAATTCTATTTCATCGGAAGTAACTTCATTAACGAACTTAAAATTGTAAATATTGCTATTTGTCAATCTTTTATCCCTCAAAGATATATAAATAAAGTTTATTTCGCCTTTTGTTAGCCGTATCATAATATTAAATATAAATTACAAGCCTTTGTTTAAAAAAAATACCCCACCAAAAGGCAGGGTACTTCTAAACCATATCAAACAAACCAAATCCTAAGAAACAGGGATTGTAGCAGTAACAGAGTAAGCTAATTGCTTTTCGTTACCTGTTAAAGTGATTGTGTAGCCGTTTCTATCACCGAATGCAGTTCCAGATGCAGAACCACCGCCTGTAATATCCAAGCCATTTTCTTTTCCTAATAACCAGCTATTGCCGTTGTTATCCTTTACGATAGCAACTAAACGATTTTTAGCCAATAACAAGATTTCGTTTCTTGTATTAACCTGTAGTTTGTTTAAAATTATTTCTAAAGTAGTTGCATAAAATACAGTACCATTCTGTACGTTTGTATTGATTGCTTCTGCAAAATTTGAACTTTCTTTAATCAAGTCATATTTCCAGAAGTGCTTACCAGAATCCATAGTGATTGCTGAAATTACTCCAGCAGTTTCAGTATATGTATCAATGTCTTCCAATGCAACTAAATAAACTTCCTTTAAACCCCCTACGGAGTCCTTGCAATCAAGGGTGTAATTTTGTGTTAATGCGCACGCCATTTTTTAAATTTTATTTAGTTAAAAAAGAGGGGATATTTCACCCCTCTATATTATTTATGCAGATGCTTTCTTCCAGAATACAACCTCGTCTGTGAACGCTACATTCACACCCAATTTGAATTCTACATCGAATCTCATTTCTTTTGCTTCTTTAGCATAGAACAATTCGAATCTATCTTGCTCGTTCAAACCATCTGTACCTAACCACATATTCTGCATATGAGTAGCGAACATATAATCAGTTCCGTTTAATCCGTTCACACCGATTAACTTCACGTTTGTTCCTGGTACTACTAATTCCATATCTGCAGCGTTTACTGGGTAGTGGAAGTAGTTAGCATTTCTTAAAGCGATGACATACTCACGGAAAGTATCATTACCACAGAAGATAACCACATCAGCCTTATCTAATAAAGCAGCAGGGATTGCAGCGAAAACTTCATCAACTGCTTGAATAACATTTGACTTAGTTAAAGTTGTCAAATCACTTGTGTTACCTTTGATTGGGTCACCAGCACCACCAAAACCTAATGCGTTAATGATAGTTGCATAACCATCGAATTTATTTAATTGACCATCAGTTGAAGTTTTATCACCTTGCCAAATAGCAGTTTCTAAAGCCGCACCGATACGCTCAATTTTTTGAGAAGTGTACTCAGTTGCGTAAGCCATATAATCGTATTCAGAACCAACTCTTAAAGCCTTTTGAGTGTATTTAGCCTCAAATGCTCTTGGACAGATTGCTTCTTGAACCGCAATTTTACCTACTGTGATTGTTCTTTGTGTGATAGTTGTAGTACCGCTTGAAGTGAATCCACATCCTGCACCTGATTGGAATACCGCATCAGTTGTCATTGCGTTGATTGTTTCTGCAGACTTTACACCCACTTGAACATTACCTTTTGCTTCTACTAAAGAAGCTGTTTTTGCTTTGAAAATCGCAGCAGACGCTAATTGTTGCTCGTTTTCTTTAACATAGTTTGTTAATGCTGATAAATCTAATGCCATCTTATTTTGTTTTTAAATTTTGAAACGCTTTTTGTAATTTATTAAATCTTTCTTCTTTCTCGTCTTTTAATTCCTTAGAGAAAGTATTAGGTTTTTGAATTGCCTTATCAGAAGGGTCTTTTGCAATAGCTTCGATAACTTCAGTTGAAAGTTTAACCGCTTCACTCATCTTCTCGCTTTTAGCAGTCATTTCTTCTAACTTCTTGCTCATTTCAGCTACTTTTTCCTCTAATGCAGAGTACTTTTCTTCCATTGCTGACATCTTTTCTTCAATCTTTGGTTGCATATCTTCGATAACCACTTCTTCTTTAGCAGCTTCTACTTCGATTTCTACCTTAGATTCTTCAACTTCTTTCTTTTTGATTTCTGCAATCTTACCTTCTTCTGTAACCAATACAATATCACCGCTTTCTAATTCGTGTTCGCCAACAGGTGCTGGAACATCTGCACCATCTGCGCCTACTACGAAGATATCCATAGTTTCTAAATCGTATTTAACGATTGTTCCGTCTACTAATTTGCCTTCTACTAACGCAAATTTTTGCTCTTGTTTATCTTCTCCGAATAACAAGGTCTTAATTTTAGTAATTGCTTCTGTGTTTGTCATACTTGTAAATATTAATTAATGTTTATTGTTCAATTTGCTCTAAAATTTCAATGATTTTATTCATTGTTTGCTGGTCTTTATCGGGTACTAATTCGTATTTAAACATACCTTCAATGCTAAAGCCTTTGAATGTTCCGTCTTTAACTTCTTCCCATATCTTTTCATTATCTACCTTAAAACTACCCCACCAACTTCCGTCTGGAAGGTCTTCGTAACCCTTTGGAGGGTCAATACCCTTTTCCCTATCTATAATGAAACTTTCAAACATATAAACTCCATCCACCTTAGTAGAATGTTCAAGGTTTACATTTGCTTGGTAACCATTCTTGAAGAATCGTTGTACTATTTTCTTTATCTCTGGAGCAGTAAACACAACATAGTATTCGCCTTGCTCGTCGTTTCTATAAATAGGAAGGTCAGCAATCATAAGCGGACCAGATACGATTCTTTGTTCTTCGTTCTGGATAGCAAAACTTAAACCAGCACTAAAATCTTCTTTATTCATTTTGCTTTCACACCATCTTAGCATTGGTTCGCCACCCCAAAGTAAGTAACTGATAGTTCCACAAGCCTCTGTATCGTCTGGATTGTAATATGCTGCAGCACGGCTTAAATAAGAATAAGTTCTCTTAATTGTTTCCTTTGAAAGGTTTTCACCATCTATTAATTGTTGCGCCCTTACTTTACCAACCTGCGTTGCACATCTGTTGTTTACCGCTTCGTTTAGTTTAATTCCTCTTGCCGCGTTATCCTTTGCTGATTGTGGATAGTCGTTATAAGATTCTGCAAACTCCTCGTTAAAAGCTAAAAAGTTCCTTTGTATTGCTGGTGATTCTACAAGTGCTATATAGTCAACATCTTCGTTCTCATTCTCACCAATAGCCAACTTGTAAATCGGTAATTTTGTATTCATATATTGTAAATATTAGAATCCTGCCCTGCGTTCAATATCGCTTACTCGTCTTTGTGTAGCCGTAACTTCAGACTCAACTACATAAGCGCGGATAGGTTTTTGATTCTGATTTCCTAATGTAGCAATAGCAGTTACAGGACTATTTCCTAATGTAGGTACCGCTGGTGCAACTGATGGTGCTTGTGTTATTGAAGGCGCACTAACTGCTCCTCCGCTACTACCACCTCCAGGCACTTGACTTAAAATACTTTTAGCCTTGCCAACCGCTCCTAATACTGCCGCAATCTGTGTTGCATAAAATATAGGAAAAGCAAATGGAGCCGCAGGACCCGTTGCCTTTGCTCCTTCCTGTGCAATAGTTAAACCACTTGCAAAACCACGACCTGTGTCTATAACAATCTGTGCTAATGCAGCCGCCTTTGCAACTTTTGTTCCTTGACCAGCTAATTGTCCTATAAGATTCAAACCTTCTCTAACAATATTCCACTTAGCCATTTCAAAAGTTTCTTGTGCCGCTTTTAATTGGTCTTTTGCTTTTTGGTCGTCGTCTATTTCTTTTTGAATAGCAGCTGCAGTCATTGCACCTCTTGCCGCTAATCCTAATCCCAATACTCTGGTAGCAAGGTCTTCTTTTTTCTTTTCTTCGTCTTCCTTTTGTAAAAGTTCTTCACCTAAGATTTGCTCTTGTGTGATAATACGCTCTTTTCTTAACTTATCTCTAAGGGTTTTATTGATTTCGTATTGAGCCATTATCATATCATATTCCTTCTTGATTAAGGCTTCTAATGCTTCAACACGCTCTGCAATAAGTTTTTCGTTTTCAGTCTTTCTTCTTTTTGCTTCTTCAGCATCAATAATTGCTAATTGATTCTTAGCTTCCTTGTACTTTTTAGCTTCTTCTCCATATAATTTGCCCTTTTCACCAGCACTTTTGGTCAATTCTTCTAAATCGTTCTTAGCTATTTGTTTTCTTTTTTCAGCTATTTCGCTTTCTTTACCGCCCTGTGCCGTTAAAAGTGCAATATCCCTTTCTAATTGTTCGTTTCTAAGTTTATTATTCTTCTTAAAACTTTCTAACGCTCTGTCATTTGCGTTAGTTATACCCAATAAATCAGTAAATCCTTGTACTAAACCGCCTATATAATTACCAAATTGAGCAAGTCCAGGAAATAAGTTATTAATTGTTTCCTTTACCTTCTCAAAATTAGCTATCAATAAACCTACACCTGCAACTAAAGCACCTATCCCTGTTGAGATAAGTGCTTTTTTGAAGGTAGACATCCCAGCCGTTAAGCCTCCGAATGTTAATTTAAGTTGCTCACCGACCTTCCCAATATCCTTTAATTGAGATAAGCCTTGTGAAAGAGCCATTGCTCCCTGTACTTTTTGTAATGTTTTGGCTACATTTTCGCTTTCAGTACCGAATAAAGCCATTGCGCCTTGTACCGCTGATATACCTCCTGCAGCCATTGATGCTGCATTGGTTAATGCTTGGAACCTACTTCCTGGGTCAAATAATTGTGCCGCTTCATTTGCCCCCTGCATTGCATCTTTAATAGCCGCTACCTTTTTTGCGGCTTGAACTGCTTCTGCGCTGGTTTCACCAAATTTTTGTCGGAATAATTGTAAGTCCTTCGTAGCATCTTTAAGTTGTTGCTTAAGAGGTTTTACATCAATATCGAGTACAAGTGATTCGCTCATTATAATTCTTCTTCTTCTTCGTGTTTAAATTCAACACCTGTTAATAAATCCTCTAAGAAAGTAAATGTTTCTAAGCCTTGTGGGTTTACTACATTGATTTTCTCAAAGGTGATTTCCTTTTCTCCTAAGTCTTTGATTTGTTTTGTTAGCTTGGTAATTCCTTCTTTGCTAAACTTGTAGTTACCTTTCTCGTCTAAAATTAAAATACCTTTTTCATCAACTGAAGCGTTATCAAGTCTAAGCACTTCTACCTCGTCTTGATATTCTGTTAATACAGGTTTTAATTTTTGGAAGATTTTAAATAACTTCTTTTGTACTTTGGTTTCTTGGTTCGCAATTACATTTTGAATTGTTACTACCGCTTGGTTTAATTGTTTGTAGTTCATATTTGTTTGTTTTTGTAAATATATGATTTTTTATGGATTTTGAAATGGTAAAGGTAAAGTTACAATAGGTGGGTTGATTATATTCTCTATTTGTTGGTCTAAACCTAAATCAATAGCAGCAACATCTAACCCTGCGTCAAGCCAAGAACATACTTGTTCATAGGTCAAATCTGGGTATGCAGTAAAGTCAGTTTCGCTTGGGGTTTGACAAGCCATTGTTCCGTAAACTGAAACAACGATAGGTT